CCAGAAAAGAAGGCACCAAAATGCCCGTCATGGCTGGAACCGGATGCCAAGAAGGAATGGAGAAGATTATCGAAGGAGCTAGAAACAATGGGACTCTTAACAAGAGTTGATATGGCTGCTTTTGCTGGTTATTGCCAGGCTTATGCCAGATGGAAAGAAGCTGAAGAGTTTATTTCAAAACATGGATCTATTCTTAAAACGAATTCCGGATATATTCAGCAGATTCCTCAAGTGTCCATTGCCCAGCAGAACTTAAAACAGATGAGAAACTTTTGCTCAGAGCTGGGACTTAGTCCGTCGGCTAGAAGCAGACTCAATATCAATAATTCCGGGAGCACTATTGAAGGAAATGCTATGGAAGAACTGCTTGCTGGTGTTCCAAAAGCAGATGACATTATGAAAAAGAAAAGTGAAAAGTAAGCTTGTGAAAGGAGGGAGGCCTGATGCCATTTAGTGAAGCCCATGCAAACCATGCTATAAATTTTATTGAAGAGTTAAAGCTGACCAAAGGCAAATGGGCCGGTCAGCCTTTTAAGTTACTGCCTTGGGAAAAGGATCTGGTGAGGCAGCTCTTTGGAACCTTAAGAGAAGATGGAACCCGTCAGTACCGAATCGCTTATGTGGAGATTGGTAAGAAAAATGGAAAAAGTGAGCTCGGCGCAGCCATTGCACTATACATGCTATTAGCTGATGGCGAACCAAATGCTGAGGTGTATGTGGCAGCCTGTGATAGGCAGCAAGCCAGCATCATTTTTAATACCAGCATGAACTTTGTGGAAGGAAATTCTACCCTTTCAAAAGTGACTAATCTAGTAAGGTCAACAAAGCGAATCGTATATCCAAAGACTGGGAGTTTTTATCAGGTGCTGAGTTCTGATGTAAAATCAAAATCCGGTATCAATGCTTCCTGCGTTATTCTTGATGAGATTTGGACTTATCCCAATCCGGACCTTGCTAAAATGCTAACCACAGGTTCAGGAGATGCTAGAGCGCAGCCGCTTTTTTTATATTTAACGACTGCTGGAAACAAACTATCTGGATATGGCTGGGAGATGCATCAAAAGGCAAAAGATATATTAAGTGGAAGGCGTATTGATCCTACATTTTTATCAGTTATTTATGGATTAGAAGATGATGTGGATATTGAAGATGAAAAGAACTGGTATAAGGCCAACCCAAGTCTCGGCCATACCATTACTATAGAAAGAGTTAGAGAACATTAAATGGAGTCAAAGATGACCCAGCAGACTTAGCCCTCTTTAAACAACTAAGATTAAACATGTGGCTAAAACAGGAAATCAAGTGGATGCCAATGGATAAATGGGATTTATGCAATTACCCTGTGGACCCGGAAGAATTAAAAAGCCGGGTATGTTATGGTGGCCTTGATTTATCATCTACTTGTGATATTACTGCTTTTGTTCTTGTATTTCCACCACTAGAAGAAGGGGACAAGTTTCAGGTGCTTCCTTACTTCTGGTTACCAGAAGAGACACTTCATCAGAGGGTAAGAAAAGATAAAGTGCCCTATGATATTTGGAATAATCAAGGGCTTTTAAATCTTACAGAAGGAAATGTAGTCCACTATGGATTTATTGAAAAGTTCATCGAGCGCTTGGGTGAAAAGTATAACATCAGAGAAATTGTCTATGACCGCTGGGGAGCAACGCAGATGAGTCAAAATCTTGAAGGTATGGGCTTTAGCGTAGTACCATTTGGTCAAGGATTTAAAGATATGTCCCCACCGACAAAGGATCTTATGAGGCTGACTTTAAGTGGGCAGATTGCTCATGGTGGTCATCCGGTCCTAAGATGGATGGCAGATAATATTGTGGTCAGGACAGACCCAGCTGGAAACATCAAAGTGGATAAAGAAAAATCATCTGAAAAAATTGATGGTGTTGTGGCCCTTATCATGGGGCTTGCTAGAGCAACTGTCAACCCAACAGGTGATGGTGGATCCATCTATGATGAAAGGGACATGATTATTTTGTGATAGAAGGGAGTGAAAATATAGATGGCTAATTTTTTTAAACGGTTATTTAAGGCGAGAGGACAACCGACAGATAGTGTCAGTAGTGCTCCCGCTTTTTATATGGGGCAAAGCATATCAGGAAAAATAGTGAATGAAAGAAGCTCTATGCAGACGACAGCTGTTTTTGCCTGCGTAAGAATTATTGCAGAAACAGTGGCATCATTGCCGCTTCACACTTATCAGTATAAAGACGATGGGAAAGAAAAACTATTCACGCATCCTCTTTATAGACTTCTCCATGATGAACCGAATCCTGAGATGACATCCTTTACCCTGCGTGAAACGATGATGACTCATATACTTCTTTGGGGAAATGCATACTGCCAGATTATTAGAAATGGAAAGGGTCAGGTGCTATCACTTTATCCACTGCTTCCGGATAAGATGACTGTGGATAGAGATGGTAAAGGAAATCTTTATTACGCTTACCGAAAAGAAGGTGTGACACATTATCTAGGTCCTGAGGATGTGCTTCATGTTCCTGGCCTTGGTTTTGATGGCGTCATGGGTTATTCACCGGTGGCCCTAGCGAAAAATGCTATCGGCCTTAATATTGCCGCTGAAGAATACGGCGGTCGATTCTTTGCCAACAATGCCACGCCAAGTGGAATTTTATCAACTGCTGGAACCCTTAAGGATCCAACGAAAGTAAGAGATGCTTGGCAGAGCGCTTATGGAGGTAGCAGTAGTAGCAATAAAGTGGCGGTCCTTGAAGATGGGCTTCAGTATCAGGCAATCAGTATGCCAAACTCTGATGCGCAGTTTCTAGAGACGAGGAAGTTTCAGATTGAAGAGATCTGTAGAATCTTTCAAGTGCCACCGCATATGGTAGCAGATCTTAGTAAATCCAGCTTTTCTAACATCGAGAACCAGTCCATTAGTTTTGTGGTTCATACCATTAGACCCTGGCTGGTGAGATTAGAGCAGGCCATGAATAAGAAGCTGTTTCTTGAAAGTGAAAAAGGAAAATGTTTTGTATCCTTTAACGCTTCAGCCTTGATGCGAGGAGATTACAAATCCAGAATGGATGGCTATGCTATTGGTATTCAGAACGGCTTTTTCTCTGTTAATGATGTGAGAAAGATGGAGAATATGGATCTGATTTCAAAAGAAGAGGGTGGAGATTTATACCTAACTAATGGCAATATGCTGCCGCTTAAGATGGCGGGTGCTTATGCAAAAAAAGCCCTGGATGAAGGTGGTGAAGAATCCATATGAGGATAAGTGTATAACTAAGGCCATTTATGTGGACAACTAGAAAAATAAACATGCAGCACGAGCAGCATTTCTCAAGAATGAGAAGTGTTTTTTTTATACCCGAAAGGAGGTCGGTTAGATGGATAAATTTTGGAGATGGGTGGTAAATGAAGCTGAGGAGACAAAGTCAAGAACCTTGCACCTTGAAGGTTATATTGCAGAGTCATCTTGGTTTGATGATGATATCACCCCTAAACAGTTTAAGACAGAACTCTATGACAGCGGTCCAGAAGCGGATGATGTTGTTGTAAAGATACACTCACCAGGTGGAGATACTTTTGCAGCAGCTCAGATTTACAACATGCTTAAAGAGTATCCCGGAAAAGTGAGTGTTCATGTGGATGGTCTAGCAGCCAGTGCGGCATCTGTCATAGCAATGGCAGGAGATGAGGTGTGTGTTTCTCCCCTGTCTGTAATCATGATTCACAACCCAGCCATGCTCATTGCTGGTGAGGTGGCGGATCTGCAGGTAGGGATTAACCTACTCAGTGAAGTGAAGGAGAGCATTATAAATGCCTATCAAACAAAGTCAGGACTTTCCAGAGCGAAAATTTCGCACATGATGGACGCTGAAACCTGGATGAGTGCCCATAAAGCCATCGAGCTGAAGTTTGCCGATAAGATTCTCTATGAATCAGAACCGGCAGATGACAGTGGCGGTGGCTTTATCTTTGACCAGATGACAGTGACAAATGCTCTAAGAAACAAACTCCCTGGAATTCAGGCGAGGATGAAGTACCTTAAGGCAAATGCAGATGAAGATGATGGTAAACCACTGGAGCCAGAAAAAAATGTGGATTCTAAAGCAGAGGCTTCAGAAGGTTTAAAGGAACTAGAAGTTAAGGAAAATCAAATCCCTATTGCTCAGCTTGAAAAGCGATTAGGGCTGATAAAAAATTGGAGGTAATAAGTATGAGTAAAATTCAAGAACTTAGAGAGCAGCGCGCGAAGGTTTGGGAACAGGCGAAAGTTTTCCTTGATGAACATCGCCAGGAAAATGGCCTGATTAACCCAGAAGACAATGCAGCATATGAAAAAATGGAAGATGAAGTGGTCAGCCTTGGGAAGGAAATTGAGCGCCTTGAGCGTCAAGAGATGATGGACAGAGAACTTTCTGCAGCCATCACTAACCCTCTTTCTGGAAGACCGGAAACAATGAAAGAAGAAAAAACAGGTAGAGCAACAGATGCATATCGCTCAGCGTTTTGGGGGGCTATGAGAAACAAGATAAATCCTTCTGTTCAAAACGCTCTTCAGATTGGGACGGATTCAGAAGGAGGCTTTTTAGTTCCGGATGAGTATGAGAAGCAACTTATTCAGGCTCTTGAAGAAGCCAACGTTCTTAGAAATCTATGCCATGTGATTACGACTAGCTATGGAGATCGAAAAATCCCAGTAGTTGCTAGCCACGGATCTGCTGCCTGGATGGATGAAGAAGCTGCATTTACTGAGAGTGATGATGCTTTCACTCAAGTGACCTTATCAGCTTACAAACTTGGAACAATGCTGAAAGTATCTGATGAGCTTCTTAATGATAGTTACTTTGACCTTGAAGCCTACATTGCAGCTGAGTTTGCAAGAAGAATCGGTGCGGCTGAAGAAGAAGCATTCCTTACAGGAGATGCAAGCAGCAAACCGACTGGACTTCTTAATGCGACAGGTGGTGCTAGCCTTGGCGTTACTGCAGCAAGTACCACAGCCATTACTCTTGATGAGGTGATGGATCTATATCATAGTTTGAAAACTTCATATAGAAAGAACGCAGTATTCCTTGTCAATGATGCGACCATTAAGAAAATTAGAAAGCTAAAAGATGGACAGGGTCAATACTTGTGGCAGCCTTCTCTTAAGGCTGGAACGCCGGATACGATTTTAAATCGTCCAGTAATCACGTCTCAGTATATGCCAACGGCAGAAGCAGGAGCAAAAACGATTCTCTTTGGAGATTTCAACTATTACTGGATTGCTGATCGTCAAGGCAGAACCTTTAAGAGACTTAATGAGCTTTATGCAGCAAATGGTCAGGTTGGTTTCTTGGCATCGCAAAGACTGGATGCAAAGCTAATTCTTCCTGAAGCGATTAAGGTGCTTCAGCAGAAGGCCTAATGAATTTTAAGTGGGAGGTAGTCTAAGGACTGCCTCTTACAATTTTAAGGAGGAAAAACTGTGGGATATAATACAAAGAATTATACAGAGCAGGGCGGTGAAAAAACTGTCATTGGTGGTGAACTTGCTATAGCATCTGGTGGAAAAGTGACCTTTGATGGAGCTGAGCTAAAACCTGCAGCTGTTCAAGCAGATAGCACCGCCGAGGATGTAGCGACTTTACTAGCTGATTTTAATGGGCTCCTCGCAAAACTAAAAGCAGCTGGTCTTATGGAAAGTGAGTGATAATAAGTGGCATTGATTGATAAGGTGAAATTAAATTTAATCCTTAGCCACTCAGAAGATGATGCTTTAATTGAAGGGCTCATCTCAGCTGCTATTAGTTACAGTGAGAGTTATCAGCATCTTGAAGAAGGGTACTATGAATCAAATGCCATGTCACCAGCCACTGAACAAGGAATCATCATGCTTACATCTTATTTTTATGAAAGCAGAGATGGTTCCACTGGTGGCTTTTTCAATGATAATGTGAAAGCCTCTGAACAGGTGTGGAATGTAGTGCATCTTCTTTTAAGAATGGGAAAAGAGTGGCAGGTCTGATAAGAGGGTGAGACGATGAGTTTTGGAAAGATGAATTTGATTATTGAGATAAAAGACAGTTCTTTGGTTAAGGATAGTGAAGGATTTTCAAATAAGGAAGAAAGCTTAGTTTTAAGA